TCATTGGCAACGGATCACGCCGCTGGCGATTTCGTCGTCGATGGAGCGCAGCGCATCGGCATCCTGGTGCATCTGCTCGATCACCTCGAGCAGGCGCTGCGCCAGCTTCGGATCGTTCGCCCGCTCGACGGCGCGCATGACCTCGACCGCAGCCGATTCATGATTGTTCGCCATCTGCTTGAGAGCCTTGCGCAAGCGCTGCTCGGTCCATTTCATCGACATGTCGCTTCACCCAGACTGCATATACGGACCCGCCAGGAACGACGGGCTCGCTTAAGAGCGCCGGAGCTGGAACAAGTTCAACCTGCCGTCGCCCCATGAGGGCGGGTTGGGTGCCGGAAAGGCAAGCGGAGAAGAGATCGAGAAGCGCAAACGAAAACGCCAGGCACAAGGCCTGGCGCTTCGAAATATGGGGTGGACGATGGGAATCGAACCCACGACACCAGGAGCCACAATCCTGTGCTCTACCAACTGAGCTACGCCCACCATATCGTGAATCGTGCCGGACGTTCCGGCTTCAACCGCAGCGGCCGGACAAGCCGAGCCTGAAGGTGGTGCGGACGGAGAGACTCGAACTCTCACGCCTTGCGGCGCTGGAACCTAAATCCTGTCTCGCACCTCGGAAGCGCTTATATTACAACAGTTTACGCCGACCGCAATCACTTAAACTGTGCCAATCGTGAAATTCCTTTTCACGTTTTCCATTTCCGTGCTTCACGTTTCCGTCACGGTCAATATTCAGCGGTCCGACTCATAGGCCGCAACGCCGGTCCCTACCGCCCGCCATTCGTCCTGCGCCATCCGTGCATCACAGATGAATACCTCGACCTCCCCGCCTTCTTTCGGCTCCGCAGGCCGAATAGCTGCATGCCGGAGAATCGTCTGCATGTCTGGGACGTAGCTGCTCTCCGAGCCGTGGAACGACCAGATGCCATGTTTCCCAGCGCTGCCCACCTGGTGGTCGAGTTTCACCGACCAGCCCTTGAATCGAATGACCAGCATCGCCCTGCTCCGTAGGAAAAGGTTGTAGTCTACTCCTACTGGCATGCTCTGTTGGCAGCCAGCAACTGGGCCTCATAACCGATCCGCTGCAACCGCTCGGCCAGCAGCGCACGGACCTTGGTCTGTAGGTCGTCGTCTTTCCGCAGCCCAGCCGCTGCCCAGGCCGGCACCTCGACCGCGGGCGCTCGGCACGGCACCGCCACCGGAACTTCTACGCGCACCGTGCGCGGCTCGGCTTCCTGCCGGCCGGCGCATCCCGCCAGCGCGAGCGCAATCCACAACAGAGCAAAACCTGATTCACCTCTCATTACCCTTCCTCGGCTTGATATTTCGGTCGTTTAGCTGTCTATACTGGAAATGTCACTTGACATGCCCAATATGGACGGGATAATCGCGGTCCACCGGGGGAATCCTGTGGATAACTTGTGTAAGCCAGAGGAGGCGCCATGAAACCAGTCCAATTCCTTCTCAGAGGGTATGCGGAGCACAAGGATGGCGTATGGCAAGCGTTCTGCATCGATCTGTGTCTGGCAGTACAGGGTGAGTCTCGTGAAGAGGTGATCCGTAAACTCCACGAGCAAACCTACGATTACCTGAAAGACATCTTCGAGGGTGAAGACTACCCATATGCCGCTCAGCTCCTCGCCCGCAAAGCACCGCTGGTGCAACGCCTGAAGTATCACTACCTAGCATACCGGGAGCAGGTCAGCCGACTGCGCGATGTGTTCACCTTCAAAGACGCCATGCCTCTTAAGCTGGCGTAAATGGCAAGGCTCCACCCCGTCACATGCAAACAGGTCAAGGCAGCTCTAAAAGCGATGGGGTTCGAGCCAAGGCCAAGAACGGGAACATCGCACGAAAAGTGGGTGAAGACTGCGGGTAGCAACCGATGGATAGTAACAGTCGATTGCCCCAAATCTCCCTTCAGCAATGACCTGATCGCCTCCATGGCCAGACAGGCCGGAATGTCGACCAAGGCATTCCATAGGAAGTGCTGCGAATTCTAGCCCCGCCATCGCGGGGCTTTTTACAATCCCAGTTCCCGATCGATCACCTGTTCAGTCGCACCACACTGCTCTCCTGCTGTGCGATCACGCAGCAGACGGTTGGCGGCGGAATACCGCTCGGCGGCCTGCTGTCGTCCCTGCTCCACCGCCTGGGCTGCATCCCGGGCCCGCTGTTCGCCGGCCAGGCGCAGCTCGGCAACCTGCCGGACCTGCTCTGCCACTGCGGACTCCAACTCTCCCCGGGAGGCACGGCAGGCAGCCAGATCCGCGCTCGCGGCATCCAACTGCGGCCGGTAGTGCCGCGCGCCGATCCAGAATCCGCCGGCGGCGCCGAGGCCGAGCAGTAGCAGGCAGGCCAGCGCGATCGAGACAACACGGGACGAGATCACGACAGCGGCTCCAGGAACAGCGCCCGTTCCGCCGTTCGACGCTTAACCAGTCCCTCCAGGCGCTTACCTCCCGCATTCACCCAGCGCGGGAACTGGACCGCCGCCCCCCGGTAGTCACCCTTGTTCAGTAGCTTGAGCAGCGTGGACGACGCAAGATTGGCCGATCCCAGGTTGTAGACGAAGCTCATCAGGGCATCCCACTGATTCTGGTTCAGCGGCACTTTCACCAGCTTGTCCAGTTCAGGCTCGAAGCGCTGAATGTCATTGGCCAACATCCGCTCGGCCTGCTCAACGGTGATCGTCATGTAGCGGGTCACGCCCCGCGTAGTGCCATAGCCGATGGTCCAGACACCCACCGAGTCCTGATAGGCGGACAAGCGCAGGCCCTCGAACGATTTGATGAGGTCTATGCCTCGTTGGGAAGTACGCATTTACGGGTCTCCAGAAACGACGAAGCCCGCGCAAGGCGGGCTTTCGTTCGTCGATAGGTGTTGTCAGGCTGGTAGCTGATCCGGCAGAGGATACCTGGCCTTGATCTCCTCGACCTTGGCTACCCAAGCACTGTAGTCCGGTTCCACGCCGGCCTTGATCGCGTCGAAATCGGCCTCGGTCTTGAGCGGGTCACTCTCCAGCCGGTAGGCATTTGCCCGAGCCATGGCTGCAGCATCGTATTCAGCCTGCCAGCGTTCTTGCGCCTGCTGTTCGGCGGTCTTTACCTTGCTCCAATCGATCATCGCGGTAACTCCACCGGGCCGTCGGCCTCGATCAGCAACGGTTCAGGGAAGCGAGCAGCGGCACTGGCATCAGCGGCCAGCGGGAACCGCAGGGTTAGTTCCAGCCGTCCATCCCTTCGCGCCACAGGACCAGCGAATAACTCCGATCCAATGGCCTCGGTCGGCAACTCGCCGCCATCCGGGAGCGGCGTGAAGTCGAACGCCTGTCCGTTTACGGTGAGCACATCGCCAGCCCTGCTCAGCGACAGGTGCTCGTCGCTGCCTGGCAGCGGAGCGTACGGTGACAGTTTGATGATCATTAGAACCACCTCCCCGTTGCGACGACATGGCATTCCATAACAGCTCCCGAAGGGAAGGATGCTGTGCCGCGCTGAAATATCCTGGGGCTGGCTGCCGAGGTTCCCACCGCAGCGGCCAAGCAGGCCCCTAAATCTGCGAACGCTACGGGAGTAATATCAGCGGCCAATTTCTGGATCGGCGTGCAGCCCACAACCGGCGCAGAAGAGAAGCCGGCCGGGTAGTTCCACGTCGCAGATAGCAGATTGTTTGCCGAGTACAGAAGGCTGATCGCGGCATAACAAGTCTGCGTACCGTCAGCCATTCTGACGAACTCACCGTTTGCGTTGCTCCCGCGCTGGATCACCGCGCCAGTTGGCACCCCGCTCGACTGCGAAACGGCGCCGAGGATGCTATCTCGCGAATACAGCGCGCCCGAACCACCGAGCGCGTCGCGGACAGCCGCACTGCCGAGGCCGAGATCCCCCCGTGCGGCCGCCGCATTTGCAGAGATCGCCCAGGGCTTAATCCCTGCCAGGGTTGCCCCCCACTGGCTGGCGATCAGGTTGAATCGATCCGACAGGTCCTTGTCGTAGCCCAGGATCGGCGCCACCGCATAGGCCTGGCCGCTGGCCGTGCTGCCCTGGTAGTTGGGCTTGATCGAAATGACCGCCGAACTGGCGACGTTTGTGACCTCGTACCAACGTCCATCGGGTCCGCGAAAAGCATCGCCGACCCGGACGTTGGCGGAGAATGCGGTCCCAGTGCCGGTGACTGTCGGCGAATTCAGCGTGACAGCAACCGTGCCTGTGGAATACCAAGCCATATAGTCCTCCAGATATATTTACGCCACTACAATAAGCGGCCAATTGAACTGATGGTTAGTTTCAAACTCTACAACTGATGAAACAAATATCAAGTTCATTGAGTTCTCAAGAAAACCTATGCGCGGTGCTTCTAACGTTATGAATGCTTTGACATTGAAATGGCTGACTTGGAAGTAGGCCTCAACTCCATATGTGAACGGCAGATACCACGTTTGTAGTGCCGTCCCGCCTGGCCAGTTCGGGTTGTACGCATATTTATTCCAAACCTGTGCGCCACCGACATAGCGAACGATGTCCCGGTTACTGTCGAACATCACACGCGACTGGGAGTCGAAAACCTGCATTCCCCACCCACTGGTTTTCGGCAGCATGACCGCGCCAGCTTTCCACTTTCCGCCGTAGATTGGAGGGTCCACGTCCCGATAGATCGTCTGCCAGAATGCAAATCCAGTCCAGTTCCCCGGGGCGCCAATATGTCTGAACAAATAGATTTGATGCGGACCATTTGGGCGCACGAAGACATACGGCTCATACGGGGACTGTATTGGAGAGGCATATTGAATAACAGTTTCTCTGCCGGTCGTATGTCCATAAGTTCCCGACGCAGCGAAATGAATGCACGGATTACTATCGTCGATTATTGTTTGCCCAGCATCCCCGCGAATTAATACTCCGTAGCTCATGAGAACATCACCGCATGCAGTACATAAGTTGTTCCGGATGAACCGTTCCAGTGGAACGTCACCACGCTTCCGGAAATTGTGTATCGGGGCACTTCACCGAATTCGTTTCCGCTCGCGATGATGAACACAACACCGCGCGCAGGATCAAAACCCGGCACCGTCACCGTCATCCCGTTGGTGATGGCGCCGAGCGACTGCCGGTAGACCGTGCGCGCCGATTGGCCGGTGAGCTCCATCAGGATGGAGCCGGCCGCATTTCTCAGGCGGATTCCGTAGCTCATACGTCTAGATTCCCGATCTGTACCCGCAGCACAAGATTCGCGTCGTAGACCTTGGTGGCCTCCGCTGTCTGCCTCATGAAGCCGCCAGACGTGGCGCTGTTCATCGTGAGCGAGCCGGACTTGTCCAACTTCCACAGCGGCTCGCCGTTGGCACCGAGGGCGGTCGACTGAATCACGTTGCCGATCTTCGCGTTGGTGATCGAGCCGTCCTGGATCATCGCGTTGTTGATGAACATCTGGCCGCCGACGATCGAGACCGGCGCCACGGTCTGCCCGCTGGAACTGTTGAACCAGAGGAACCGATCAGCCTGGAACGCCATGGTCGTCACGCTCGTACCGCTGTCGAAGCCCAGTTGCCAGCCAGCGGCGTACTTCTGGCCATTGGCATGCGCCTGGAGCTTCACGCTGTAGAGCGCCTTGACGTTTCCATCCAGCGAGGTAACCGCTTGAGATGTGGTCTGGATGTTCGCCTCGTTGGTATCGGTGCGCGCACTGACGGTATCCATCCGCTGCCCCAGGGCGCTGTCCGCGTTGGCGCGGACGGTCTGTTCGGTGCTGATGGCCGAGGCGTTGCTCGCAACCTGGCCGGATAGCTGATCCAGCCGCTGGACGGTCACGGCATTGTTCGACGCAACGACCGACTCCACGGTGGCGATCCTGCCTTCCGCCATCCCGGTCCGCGCCTCCAACAAGCTGGTCCGCTTCGCTTGTGCTTCATCCTCGTTCGCCCGCACGGTGACTTCGGTGGCGGCTCGAGCAATGGTGTCCCAGCCCTTCAGCGCATCGGCCTTCTCTCCGGTCGCCGGCTCCCGGCGGGCGGCAGCCTGCAGAACATCCAGGCTCGAAGCCGCCGCTTCGACCTTACCGTCGAGTTCGGTGATATCCGAGGTGTTGGTGGACACCTGCTGGGCCAGGCCGTTGGCCGTCTCGATCGACTGCCCGATGTCGGCCCAGTAGGCGTTCGGCGGCGAGGCGTTGAGCGGCACCGCCTGCTTCGCTTGATACAGCCGGTTGCCAACCCGCACGATATCGTTCTTCGCGTAGGTCTTCGTCGGGTCGTAGGCCAGCACATCGGTCAGATTATCGATCTGGTCCTGCAGGCCACTGATATCGATCTGCATCTGATCGATGTCGGCGAAGAACTGCTCGCCCAGCGCGGACTCGACGTACTCCTTGGTGATCAGCTCGTTGTACTCGCTCGCATCCGTCGAGCTGATGCCGTCGACCCAGGCCGACCATGGGCCGACGTTGCCGGTCCGGTCGATCAGCCGCCCGCGGAAGGCCAGGCGAGCGCCGGCCGCCAGCGAGGTCAGCGTGTGGGTATCGGTCGGGTATGCAAACAAGCCCAGGGCAGTTGCGTTCTGTTCGCTGCCGCCCGGGGTAACCGACTGTTGGATCTCGGTGTAGGCGGTGTCCGCCGCGCCACTGGCCGGGAATCCCCACTCCAGGCCGATCTTCCACGGTCCGCTGGTGGTACGCAGGAACGCCAGCGCCGGCGGCGCGCCGGTCTTACCGGTGATGTTGGTCAACACCGAGTTCGCCGGGATCGACGACACGTTCATGGAGTTAACGGCGCGCACACGCGCAAGGTATTGGCCGGTGTATACCCCGCGGACCTCGACCATCAGTTCACCCGTACGCGGAACCTTGACCCACTCTCGAGAGCCCCAGCGCCACTCTACGTCGTACGCTACCGCGCCCGGTGCCGCGTCCCAGGCGATGGTCATGATCGTGACCGCCAGGCCTTGCTCGAACGCGATGTGCTGCGAGATCAATACGCGCGCAGGCGGATCTTGCACGCCGGATGGGAGGACGCTGATCGGTCGAGAGTCGATGATCGCCCCGTGATCAATCGCATCAAACTTGCCGGGCTCGTGCTGGATGACCTCAAGCTGAAATTGCTCCCAGCTTGGCCTGGTCACATTCTTGACATAGAACTGCATCAGGGCCAGGTCGTCGTAGTCGATCGCCCACCCGCTCTCAGGGGAAGGCTCTTCGCTGAAGTCGGCCACCACTGTTATGACGCGCCCATCCAGGCCTTGAATCGCTCTGGCTTCCGAGCGCCCGCTGGGCAAGTTGACCCGCAGTCGCGCGCCGAGCGGGATATCCACATCTCGATCAACGGTGATTGCTCGTCCAGACACCGCCGAGATCCTGCCGCCGTTCGCACGACCGGCAAGCATGGGGTCTGCCAGAGCCACCACCTGCCCAGGGCGAGGGATGAATCCATCCAGGCCAACCTTCCAGACGGCACCACGAGTCTGCAATTGCTCAGTCATAAGCGCCCACTGCCCCGCCCGCTGAGCCTGGCCCTGACTGGTGCAGCCAAGAGCCCCGACCGATACCTCCCTGACGATACCGCCAAGCTCGACAATCGCATCCTCGTCGAAGACCGGCTCCTTGTCTGTCTCGAACGCATTGGCAGGATTGTCCCAAGAGACCATCGCCAGCGAATGGCGGTCTCGCGTCCGCGTTCCCGAGTACGCAACCACGCCATCGTTCAGAATCTGCGAAGTGGTGTAGGTGTAAACCGGGTCCTGAGGCATGTCGGCGTTGACAGTGATCTGGCTACCATCCCAGAACGCCAACCCATGAAAGATTGCAGCGAGATCCTGAAGAACGGCATACGCCTCCTCTTGCTTCTGAAGATAGAGGTTGCAAGTGAACCTAGGCTCTTGACCGCCCTTCCCATCCGGAACCAACTGGTCGCAATACTGCGCAATGCGATAGAGGGCCCAACGGTTGACCATGCTCTGGTCGATGCGCTCGCCCAGGCCGTAATAGGGGTTCAACACCAGGTCATAGAAGACCCAGGCCGGATTGTTGGAATAAGCCTCCTTGAAGGTGCCGTCCCAAACGCCATTCGTGGTACCGGGGCCGCCGGTAAAATAGGTCCGAGTCTCAGGGTCATAGTTCATCGGGACCCGCACGATTCGCCCGCGCATGAGCGCAGAGAACTTCGGAAAGTCACCCCCGAACTGCTGGGCGTCATATTCCACGCAGCCAAGGGCGGTGAGCGGAAACTCCTGGTTGCTGTCGACAACTTCAGCTATCGCAGTCAGCACCATGGTGTCCTGGACCAGAGAGCTGTTCGCCTCCGGCGTGATCCTCCGCACGCGTACCGCCCAGTGCCCTCCTGCCGGCAGGTTGATCCGGTGGGATCGGTAGTAGGTCGTAACGTTCTTCCGGTCGACAAACGTGCTGAGTACAGTCTGGTAAGGAGCACCATCCGTGGCGACATCGATCGCGTACTCAATGCGCACCCCATTGATGTTCCCGGACGAGTCCTGCGCCTGCAGGTTGGGCCAGGACAGGCGCACGCGTACCGCATCCGCCGTAGCGTTCGTGACGGTGTAGATGTAGGGCTGCGTGCTGAGCAAGGTCTGACCCACCGCAATCTCATTGCTGGATTCCGCTACGCCCTCTAGTCGCTCCTGATTTAACTCACCTGGACGAAACTGCCACTTCACGTCGGGGTAGTTCAGCGTGCCGTCTTCTGCCTGGATCGGAGTACCGTCAAGCTTGATCGACTTGAGTCCATTGACTGGCCCAACAATCGGCCCCCAGCTCAGGAGATACACGATCCGAGCAGTGGACAGGGAGGCAACGCCGTTCTGGGCAATGTGCGGCTGCTTCGGCTTGGAACTGCCCCCCTTGCTTCCACGCAAAGGCTGATGGCGCTTTTTGGTCACAACAGACATTTTCGATCTCCAGAAACAAGAAACCCCGCCGAAGCGGGGTCTGGCAGCAGTCGTGCTAGAGCTGGTCTTCCGTGTAAACCCCGCCCGACTCGACGGCGCCGCCGATCTCTCGCTCGCCGTAAAGCACTGGGTATGGGTTGCCCTGAGCGATAGTGGTCATGGCACCACCGAATCCATAGCTCGGGTTATTCCCATCCTCGTTCTTCGCGGCGGAAGCCTGAGTTGACGGGGCCAGCATCTGGGCAACGCCACCAAGTGCCAGGCCGGCGCCGCCAGCCATCATTGCAACGCCTATTGCCGAAGTGGTGCCGAACGTGAAATAGCCCGCAACGACCAACGCCGCCCCTAGGACCGTCTGAAAAATCCCGGAACTCTTGCTGCCTTGGATGACTGGCACGATGCGGATGACCGACTCGCCGGCTCCGGCCAGGTCAAGCTCCTCTTCGCGAAGATTTCGCCTTCCTACGAAGACCGCGAACCGCATCCCACGCTCTTCTGCTGTTCGCATGAACTTCTCGAAACCATCCACCATGCTGGCCAGGGCAATGGTGGCCTCTCGCGGCCCTGATACATCGAGCACATACTCACGGCCAAATTCGCGGCGCAACGCGCCATACAGTCGGATGGTCTTCATTCGGAGAAGTCCTTGTGACGAAGGATCAGCCGGAGCCTGTTGGCCATGGACCAGCCATAGATTTCGCGTGCAGCCGCGCGACCCGCCATGTGGTGATAGATGAACGGCCCTGATCCGCCCAGCGCCGGGGCCTCTTCGCTTCGCAAATGAGGCTCGGCACCAAGGTAGATCGCGGCATGGTTCGGGTGATAGCAAGGCCGCCCCGGAGTTGGCACTTGAAACACCAACATGTCCCCTCGCCGCAGGTCGTCAACGCGATAGAAGCCGGCCCTCTCGTAATTGTCCTCGTACAGGCTTGAGCCTTCCTTGTCCTCCCACCAAAGGTCCTTGCGCTCAAAGTTCGGCAGCGTCAACCCAGCTTCTCGCTCGTACCAATCCCTGCAGGCCCCCCAGCAGTCGAGCAAGCCGTGGGAAAACTCTCGACCAAGCAACGGAGCACGATAACCGGAGGGCCTGAACCAAAGCATCTCCCCGCCCGGCAGACCGATGATGCCCCACGGCAATCCGTGAAGCTCACAACTGACCCTGTCAGCCATGCTCGGGGTGGGAGCCTTGTCCGGATGGCTATGAATGACGGCAATCACTTCGCCGCGGTCCTCTGCTGCCGCGTAGTCCCGGTGATCCATGACGAAGTTTTCGCGATCACTGACCGCCAGGTTGCCACAAGGCACGTATTCTCGGCCGCTGTCGGTCTTGAGCAATACACCACACGCCTCGCTTGGGTAGACGCTTTCGGCGTGCGCCAGGATCTGACACTGCAGCTTTTGACTGATGCGCATGCTTACCTCGACGAAACGATCAAACTTGCCCCCAAGGAACCGCCGAAGCGGTTGGTATTGCCACGCAGCTTGCAACTGCTCCAGCGGCCACCACACCGGTCGAGAGCTGGGTTATCGGTAGGCTCATCCTTCTTCGTGAAGAGGGCGGCGCCGGTATAGGCGCAGGCCTCTCCTCGGTACTGACCTCGGCACGCCCACCGGCAAAGCTTAGTGATCTGCTGGGCGGGTAGCATCTGCCCCTCCATGTCGATAGGGCTGCTGAGCGCGAATGTGACCTGCTCACGGGTTTCCTCGGTCTTCTGCTCGATGAACCAGATTCCCACCCGAGACTCGTCGGCTGCGTCGGGGTTGCCATCAGGGAAGTTCGCGGCATCCAGATAGTGCCTCCACGTCTCGATCACCCGAACCCTGGCGCCACAGAGGTCTCGCAACTGAAGGCAGATGGCCGATATCGCTCCTCGAATGCCGGCGAGCTCGTTTGCCAGTTGGAGGGTCGGCGACGCGGGTCGACCATCGCCACGAATATCAAAGCCTTTTGCGGTGATTTGGATCGGCTCGTACACATTGCCCTGCCAGATGATCTCCCCTTCCTGGGCGTGGCCATGGAATCGCCAGAGATTTCCGCCAAGGCGCGTCGCATCCACCTCAAACAGCCGGATCAGGTTCCCCGGCTCAAGCTTCTGCACATCAGCATTGAAGGCCATGCGTTCTCCAGATATGAAAAAGCCCGCGCGAGGCGGGCTGGAAGGTTGTACAGCGTGGATGAAATGCCAGTGGCAACCGCCCTACCGGGGTAGTAGCGTCGTGCCTTCATGCAAGGGTTTCCCGACCCTGAGCATGCCGGCCCAGGGATCGGGAGGCGCCAATGTCGGCGCGGTTAAAGACCTAGGAGGTCAAGATGAGCGAAAAGCCCGTTGTGTCACCCTTCCAACTGAGCGTTATGGCCGCACTATCGGTGGTTGGCTCAATTCTTGGGTCAACGAACAAAGGGGCCATCGACAAGGTGGTTGAGCATATCGAGACCATCAAATCCAAAATGCCAGCAGATGCTTCCCTCCGCGACGGATCTTCTGAGCACCACCTGGCTCTTGATGCCTTGATTTCAGGGCTGAGGGCTGCCAGCAAGATGGATCAGATCTAAAGGATCGGCTCAAGCCCAAGAGCCGCCTCCATCCTCGAAAGCCGACGCTCGAGCAGGTCGGCTTTTCTTTCCAACTCGTCTGTAAGCTCTTTCGGCAGACACAGGCCAGTGACATCAACCGGCGAGATCGTTGCCTCCGAGACAAGCCTTTCGAACTCTGCACTACCAGGCTGCGGAAGCTCTACGACCACATCCAGCTTATCGAGTTTCATCACACTCTCCCGCGGCATAGCCGCTCATGGTTGGTTGTTACGGGTAGAAGACCTGAACGAACGTGAAGCTCAGTTCGTACAGACCTCCCCCCAACGGCCTCAGTTTGTATCCATTGCACCGGTATCGACCCTGTACGCCGCCAGGGGGCGTCCATAGGAACGACTTGTACCCCTCGTGCCGGTCCAGAAAGGCGCGGGCGCCCAGGAGATCATCACCAGCCTCCAGGCGCCCGATGATCGTCATTCCATCCCAGGTCTCGGATCTGGTGTTGATCCCCGTTCCGCCGGACTGAACGTATCCATCCCCGAGGTCGTTCTGCCAGGTGCGTTGAGCAGTCTCGCCGGTAGCTCCAAGGCGCGTACAGTAAGAAAAGGTCTCAGCCACTTATCGTCTCCAAAGCAGACCGTTCTGCCCCATCTCTTCCCGAATGACGCTCCGGACCTCCTCCCGCAAGGCCAGCCCGGCAGCCTCTCCCTGCATTCGAGCTTCCTCTTGGCTCATGCCCGGCTGGGCATTAACCGTGACCGGAGCGTTGATAGTGATCGACGGCGCCTGTCCAGCCCCAGCACTCGCGCCGCCCGCCCTGCTGAGGAAATCAGTCAGATCCCTGTTTTGGTTCGGGCTGAGCACCCGCTCACCAGCATCAAGCAGCCAGGTACTCTCCTTCGGGATGTTGTCGATGCCGCCGTGCGCGATGCCCGCGAAGGCCGCCGAAGAAACTCCAGCAACCATTGGCGCGGTAGCTGCGGCAGCAGCCGCAGCAGCACCAGCAGCAAGGCCAGGGCCAACAATCGGGATAGCAGCCGTCGAGGCAAACGCTGCTAGCTGTGCCTGGAACGCCGTTGCCTGAGCATTGGCGACCAGCCCGATTGCCGCAGTCGATTGAGCCGTCTTCCCTACGACCAACTGCACCGCCTGGTAGACCAGCCACTGGGCGGCCATGTCAGCCAGGGCCTTGATGACCGACTTAGCCAGGTCCGCAGCCATGTCACCGAACGCATCTCCGAGACTCTTGGTCCGCGTGACGATATCGGTGATTGCATCGCCCAAGCCGTTGGTAGCATCGCCAAGTGCACCAGATACGAAGTCAGAGGCCTGCTTCGAGTAATTCTGTGCATCCTCCACGTAGGTTTCCCATGCGGAGCGGGCTCCGGACACCCAGTCCCCCTGGGCCTCAAGTCGAGCATCGTAGTTTGCCTGCAACTGCTCCAGCATTTGCTCATGGTGCTTCTGTTGAGCCTGGAGTTCTTGCTGGTACTCGTCGTCGCTCATCCCGACCGATCTGTCTGCGTAGCGGTCGGCAAGATCCCTGCGGGCCTTGGCGTAACGGTCATTCTCCTCGTTCAGCTTGTCGAACAGCCCCCTCTGGCTATCGCTCATCCCCATCCCGAGGATTTCGCGCTGCCCTTCGAGCTTGAGATTGCCCAGGCTCTCGTCCATCGCGGACTTGATCTCTCTGAGCCGCTTCACGAACGGATTGGCCGCGTCCACTGCGGAGTTGAACGACTTGGCCGCCCACTCGATTCCCTTCGCATACTCCTGGCTCGTGATCTTCCCCCTGTCCTTCAGGGTGTTGAGGGCCTCGATGTTTTTCCTGTACTCGTCCGCCGCAGTCGCGGTAGGGTCGATCTCCTTCTTGAGGTCCCGATACCGCTCCTCAGCCTGCTTCAGCCCCTTCGCAGAGTCCTTCAACAGGTCCTTCTGGGACTTGGTCGAGGCATTCGCCTTGTCCACGGCTGCGGCATAGGCCAGGGCGCGCTTTTCATCGTCAGGACTTAGCTTCAGGATTCCAGCGTTGATCTGGGCGCGGAGCTTCTCTACCTCGGTCAGCTTGCCGGCGACAACGCTCTGTTTCTGCAAATTATCCAGATAGCTCGCGCCAGCCTTATCCGAAGCGAACCTTGCACCGTCCAGTTCTCGCTGTGTCTTCTGGATGGCAAGGCGCAAGGACTCTGCTTTCTCCTTTGCCTCGTCCAGCGAAGGACCAAACGGAATGTCGGTATTGTCGTCAACGCCCTTCTGGAACCGCTCCTGAAGCGCCTCGGCATCCTTCAATTGATCCTGAAGGCCCGCCAACTGCTGCTTCAACTGGTCATAGCTGAGCCCGGAAAGATCCTCCGGAATCATCGTCCGAGCGGCCTGGCGGATGCGGGTGGAGGCGTCTTCGAAAGCATTGGCCGCACGACCAGCATTACTCTCGGCCTTGTCCCCGAAATCGACGAAGGACAAGGCTACCATCCCCAGCGAGATGATCAGCCCCGGCCATCCAGCAGCAATCCTGAGAATCCCCGCGCCTGCTGTTCTCAGGGCATTTAACCCTGCCCCCAAAGCTGTGCTGGCCGCGAACCATCGGCCCATTGCGGCCGTCGAGGCAGTTTGAGTTGCGGTAAGTTGCAAGTTCGCCGCAGAAAGCGCTTCGGTTGCAGACACTCGCTGAGCAAGGGCTGCGGTAACCGCCTGCGAGCCCGCCACGGTGGTGGCCGTCAATTGCGCCTCGGCAGCCTGAAGCTGCTTGATGATGGCCGTTTCGGATAGCCGTAACTCGGCCATTCGAGCGACAGACTGCTGTCGGCCAATCTCTGTGATTTGGGCCTTCAGCCGCTGACCTTCGAGTTCGCGCTCAGCCACAAGCGATGCCTGTACGGCCCGCAAACGAGAGATTTCGGAGGCTTGCCGCTCCCGATCAGCAGCCACCTGTGCACGAGCAGAAGCCACGGCTTGGCGGGCTCGGTCTAACTCAGCAACGGCCTCGGCCTTCACCGCCTGGGCGCGTCGCACCTCTCCGGCCGCAGCAACCGACGCAGCATAGGTCTGCTCCTGGGTCGCCTTGGCGTCTGCGATCTTGGCAGCCGTCGCGCTTACCAGAGCGCCAGCAGTACGTCCGATCGCCAGATACAGCCCAGTATTCAGGACCTGGACGAAGGCCTGTACGCCCGTAGAGTCAAGCGACTTCGACAGGGAAACCATGGCTTCCGTAAAAGCCTTGGACACCCCGAGAGTGCTATCTAGGCTGCCGATCGCTTTGGTCGCGCTGTTCTCCAACACTTGAAACGCGCCAGCGATGGTAGTCTGGGCGCGCGCAAACTGGTCATCAATAGCTCGGGTTTGAGACAGAATCGCCTCGAAGACCTGCTTGGAGGTCAGCTTGCCCTGTTCGCCAAGCTTTCGAAGGTCTCCAACCGCAACCCCGAGACCGTTTGCGACGGCCTGGGCCAAGCCCGGAGCCTGCTCGAGTACCGAGTTCAACTCCTGGCCTCGGAGCACGCCAGAGGCAAAGGCCTGTCCGAGTTGCACCAGCGCACCTTCCGCAGCGGCAGCGGAAACACCACTGGCCGACATGGCCTTGCTGATGTTCTGGGTCACCTGGACAACTTGCTGTTGATTTACCCCGAGGTCGCCAGTTGAAGCGGCAATCCTCTGGTACAGCTCCGCAGTGCCCTCCAAGGATGACCGCGCATTCTGAGCGACGGAATACACTGCATCCATCGACTGACTGAACTGAGCCTGACTTTCGCTGACCTGCTTGATGCGGTTCTCAATAGAGACCCAGGCTTGCGAATATCCAACAAGCTCTCGGGCGCTCAGATAAGCAGCCGCCGCAACACCAATAGACTTGATAGCGCTAACTGCTGTCGAACTCGCCCGCTGCGTGCTTTGCTCAATCCGCGCCATGCTGCGCGCAGTGTCTTGGGAGGCGCGATTCATGCTCTGCTGAAATCCCCCAATGCGCGCAATGAGGTCGAGCGTCAGCACACCAAGGGAGCGAGAGGCCATTTAGCTTTTCTCCGGACAATAAAAAACCGCCCGAAGGCGGCTTGCATAGGGATTTTCTACTTCTTCAGATAATCATCCCCATTGAATATGATTTTCGGCCAATTTTAGTTTGGCCGATGCCAGTACAGACATGCCCATATCTCATATCTCAGACCGACAATGTCGGCATAGCTTAGCCTCCTCTCTGACGGCTTCCGCGCAATATGGGCATTTCTTAAAAACATTCGATATACCGACATCCACTGCAGCCTGACGAGACGAGCGTTCAGATGCTTGCTTATCTTCCCCTAGAATAAATATAAGAGGTATGGCGATTATCGGAGCGAAGAAACCAAAGACAAACCATAGGGCTATACTTCTTCTGCGAGATGCTGCCAGATACGCAGAGATTGACGCCAACCAAACCCCGAAAAACAAAATATAAACCCAATTATTATAAACTTCCTCAAACATATCTTACCTGCCGATTAAATCAGAAACTAAAACAGCTTACCGACCAAATCTTGCAGGGGATGGAGAGGAACCTGCCATGCTATACCCTGTAACCTTTCCATCTGGACCAAGAATTACCGAAAGCCCCTGGGTTTCGGTGCCAGCCCCCATAAACCCAACATAGGCATACCCCCAGGTAAGTACACGGCTCCCATCTGAATTGTATTGTTCCGCCATGGGCTTGCCAAAAATCGAAATCAACTGATCCTGAGTTGTTTGTCCCTGCACAATTCTATCCACCTGCTCCTGCGTAATCTCTTTTCCACTAGAGGCGCATCCACTTAAAACAGCAGTTAGAACTATTGAAGCAACCAATATCTTACGCATTAACAACCCTCCCGGTGGTGATCGCTCGGAATCTAGCACGGAGCCAGCATCCTGGCCAACCGGAGCGCCAGCACAGGAACCCAGCATCCTTGCCAGGTCAAACCCATGCGGCCATGGCTTGCTCGAGCGAGATACCCACCGGCTCTACCGGCCCCCGAACATGGGGACGGAAGTCGTCGGGTTCGCACTTCACACCCCCTACCTTGGCCTGAATCGCGGCTAACTGAGCCAGCACCCACTCCAGGCGATAGCTCCCGTTGAGGGAGCCACGCTTTTTCAGGTAGGCAACCCACGCCCTGTACTCGTCGTAGTCGATGCGTTCCTTCGCCTCTCGAATGGTGCAACCGCCGATGCCGTTCAGCACGAGCTCATGCCAAACCTCATCGGCGGGCGTCAGTTTTTTTCGTCACCTGGCCCAGTGCCATTGACCTCCGCGACAGCCTGCAAGAGCAGGAAGCCCAGCGCAGGGTCGAGGTTGAACGCAGTTTCGTAGGGAATCTCCTCTTCCCCACCCTCGCCCAGTCTGACGCTCTCGGCCAGGTAGCGCGCATTCTGGCTCTTCTTGTCGTCGTCTTGGGCGAACAGGCGTTCCATGGCACCGAAACTGCTGCGCTTGATGAACACGTCGAAGGTGTCCGTGACCGCTTTTTTCTTGCCCGGCGGGGTGTGCGTCCAGGTGATGCTTTTCTTCACCAGTCCATCGCCCAGGACCGCGCCAGCGGCCACTAGATCGGCTAGTTTCATGTCTGCTCCTTACGCGGTTTTCGGAATCCACTGCCCTGCGCCAGAGCGCTGGATCGTGGCCTGGGTGGCGACCAGGGTGTTGGCTGCAAAATCGAACGGGAAGTCGCTGACGTAACCACGGAAAACGAACCATGTACGCGTCGGCGGAAGATCAAAGTCCCAGTCTCCATTGCTGTCTTGGTCTGCGGACGGGCTTACACCGACACCATCTGACCAGCCGACAGCAAAGACAATATCCTGGTCACTGTCATCCTCTGAGAGCTGAAAGAGCCGAACATGGCTCGCATTCCGCGGATCTGCATTCAGTCCGAGAGTGGCTTGACCAGGGGTACGCATGCCCTTCTTGTATTTGCGCGAGGTCTCGCTCAAGCACGGGTCCTCGATCTGATCCGCCGGGTTTCCTCCGGGGTTGAAGGAGGTTGCGCACTCGATCTCCATCACCGTAAAAGGACCAGATCCAGAGCGGGGCGGAACAAGGGCATAGACCTGAGTTCCTTGGGTAAGCATCGACATAACGTCTTCTCCTGTAGCAGGCAATAAAAACCCGCGCGGTGGCGGGCTGATTGGTTTAGGTGTCTATCGCTGGACTATCCAGTCGATGTCAAAGCTGACTCGGTAGGTCTTGGTATCAGGATCAACAGATTCCCCTCCCCAGCGGACTACATAGGCTGAAAGCTCAATTGCATCCCTGATGGCCTTTGCTGCATCTCTGGCTTCCGCAGCGGTGGCTGAGAAAATGTCCACCTGGAGGGTGAACCCATCGGCGTCAGGGCGCCCCCATAGGTAGTTCTCCGGCGATCCAGATATGGTCTGCCATGTTGCGTACGGCTTGACGACGAGCTGGGGGGCCAGGCCAAACTGATACATCCTCAGCGGGGACGCACCGAGAATCGCGGTAACAGCGGGACTACTTGAGCAGACCTTAAAGATTGGCGGATGCATCACCTCCCCCTTAGAGCCTTGTCTATTTCGCCATCAAGCTCGGATATGAATTTTTCAGTAACGGGCTCAATGTTTTGAGACAGAGCAGGCCGCATGAATGGCTTCGCCGGCGAGTACTTGGTGCCGAACTCCAGATAGCGCCAGTGCCTGGTGTCGCCACCAGGATTTCCGCTTGCATCCTTGCTGTACTGGTTTCGACCAGCGCCGCCGCGCACTCCAACCTTCATCACCACCCCCCCTTCACGCCGCCCCTGCTTGGCGGACTCTTGAGTGATGATGTTCTTCCAGATTTTCTCTGGTGTTTCGGGATCATCGACAAGTCGCGCCTTTTCTCGTGCGGCATCCCTGACAATGTTCATCGCCCTGCGGGCTGCTTTTCTCAGGCCGTTCTTTTGGAGGCGCGGGCCAAGAGTTCTGAGTTTCTCGAGCACGCCTTCAAGCCCGGTGATGCTGAACTCAACGCCGTCAGCCATGGACTCTCCGGAACGCAAAGCTGGTGATGCCTTCTCGGCCAAGTTTCGACTCCTGGTCGTTTAGCTCGACACATTCGAAACCTTGACGCTCGCACCATCCGATCAAACCGTGCATCGTGTGGTACCAGATATGCTCACCCGGCTTGTAGTGCTTGGAGGACAGGCAGTCAGCCTGATCCTTATAAATCGGCATCGACACGAACAGCCACTCGCCAACATGGTCGAGCAGCTTCTCCGGCTCGGGAATGTGCTCCAGGCTGTCCCAGCAGGTCACGGCCTCTGCGTGGTGCTGGTACGGGTCGTAGTAGCGCTCCTGCGCCCTCAGCCAAGCCACCGCTTCCTGATTCACGTCAAAGCCCATCGCGCCGGACTCTGTGACGAAACGGCCTCCGCCGATACCGATGTCTACCACTTGGCCGGTAAAGTGACGGCGCACCAGATCAATACGGGCCTGGGTCAGCGCGGCGCCCATCGGGGTAGCGTCAAGCACCTGATACTTCTCGAAATACGGCCCGCTATAATCCATCGGCGGGCGCGGGTGGAAGCCCATGCCAAGTTCTTCAGACCAGAGCAGGCAGTCGGTCAGCCCAGGCGGCAAAGCGTGCGTCATGATCGGCGATCCTTTTGTCACAGTTGTGCTGTTTCAACGTGCAGCGGCAGAACCTGTCGGGAACCGCGAATGTGATGCGGGACAGGTCCATGCATTTGTCGGTTATGTGTTCCGGCGAGTTGTAGCCGCCCTGCCCGCCACAGATGACCCAGGCCGGCCGCTTTGCGGCGATGGCGGCCGGCACGATCCAGCCGATGCCGCCAATCACCGCATCCGCGTGCTGCAGCAGGGACAGCAGTTGTTCAACTGGCAATTCGCCATGGTGGAACCGGATATCAGCCGGTGGCAGCGGGTCGAGCGCCCATTCCTTGCCGTGCTCTAGGTCGGCCACCGAGACGACCTGGTAGCCGCGGCCGCGCATCTCGGCGGCCGCTTGGGCGATGTACTCCGGCAGAGGGTTGCGCGTGTCGGCACGCCATTCCGTCCGTACCGTGGCTGGGCGGACCAGCACATAGCGACCTTCGACCGGCGCATGGCCGAAATCTGGCAGATCGAACTCCGCCGGCTCGCAGCGGAACGCCTTGCGCAGCCCCTGGATGATCGGGTCGCGGCCGTAGGCGATGCGCAGTTGCGGGCCGCCGACCGGGGCGTGCCATTCATGCTCTCGGTTTACGTTGCGAAGCTGGGTGCGCAGTTTCGTGTCGGGGCGCACGCACTTGACCGGGAGGTCTTTCAGCAATTGCGGCCATGGCGTTTCGAGAAACGCGCCTGGATAGTTCTTCACGAAGGCGCGCGAGTAAATCGAATCGCCAAGGCCGAGCATTCCCTTGATGAGCACAGATCAGCCGGCAAGCTTGCTGCGCAGTTCGTAGCCCATCAGCGGCCAGATCTTGTTGGCCGCGTTCTGCCGCGCGATCTTCCGACCGACCTCGGCGTCGAAGTTATCCGGGCTTGCACAGGCCGACTCACCCGTGACGGTGAAGCCGTTCTTCAGCACCAGGACGCAGAGGGTCAGAAGGCCGAGTGATCCATGCACGCCTGCCACTACAGAGTCAGGGTTGCAGTCAGGACGTTGATTCACGCCATCAGCGGCGGTGAAGTAATACTCGCCAGCAATATTCGCCTCGATGTCAACCGGCGTGATGCGCGGCGCGCTCAAGCCTTTGGCTTGAATCTCTTGCTCGATAGCTTGGTCGGTCATTTCATAATCTCCAGAAACGACGAAGCCCGCACTTGGCGGGCTTTCGTTCGTCGGGTTTGGCTAGGCAGCTTGCGGATAGATCAGGCGAAGTTGGCCCGGCAGCCCGAACGCCTGCATGCACCTGGCTTCGAAATCCTTGCGGTCAACCGAGCTATCCGCGATCAGCGTGACCATGCGGATTTGCTGGTCGAGTCGATCACGACCTCCATCGGTCAGCCACTGATGCATCCTCTCGCTTTCACTGCGGCGAGCCTTTAGTTCGGCATGCACTTCCTTCGGTAAAATAGCGGCGTAAACCCAGCGGTCGGTGATCTGGCCGAAGATGGCCGGCGTTCCCTTGGCATGACCTTCGAAAACGGTGCCGGTGATCCTGGCCAGAGCACGGTAGTAGTCATCGCCGAAGCGCTTCTCCCATGGAGCTGGAGCCGTCAGCAGGATCATGCCCATCACGTTGTCCAGCCCCGCCTGGTTGCGGGCATCGCGGAAAGCCTTCACCAGCCTGAGCTTGAGATCGACCACGCGGTCGCTGTTCCGGGAAAGACTCAGGAGGAAGTAAGCTTGATCCTCATTCAGGAGAGCAAACCGCTCCACAACGCCGCCGCCAGCGCGCCTGGCCCTCGCTTCCTTTTGAAAGGGAAGCGAGCCCAGTTCCTCGAAGCGGCTGGCGTACTTCTGGATCAGGGCAAAGCTGTACTTGTGCTTGATGCCCAGCCCTTCAGCGATAAGTCGGCTATCGACACGCGCCTCGCCGGCGGAATGAACAAGCTGAATAACGTTGTTGCTCATGTCGTTTCCTCGCTCATCAGGCGAATAGAAACGCAGCCGGGGCGGACGGATGAGCGACATCCGCCGTTCGAGAGCGACTCTAGGCTGCGTATTTGGTGCCCTTGCGGGCGAAATCGTTACTGGCCGTCGGTTAGGCCATCGGAACAGCGCAGCCGCCACTCACGGCGAGCGGTGGCATCGGTCTCTGCACTGGTGATGTTGTAAACCCGGCCATCCCAAAGAATTCGCCAGGTGTAGAGTTCCAACCGATCCACCGGGAACCACCGGCAATTGATGCGAGCAGTGGTCTCGGCCTGTTGCGCATCGGCGGCGATCAGTTCACGACCAGGCCCGGTCAGCACCTCAGCGGGAACGTCGGCGCGCCCCGAGAACAACACCGACTCCCAGGAAATGGTGATCTCGCCCGTGGTCGGGTCTTGCGCCTGCACCCGCTTCTGGAACTGGATGCGGTGGCGCATGCGGTAGGCGAGCATTCAAACCCCCAGCCCGCAGCGGTACGGCATCAGCTTCACCTCGGCCGCCTTGCGCAGCGTCTCGATTTCATCAGGAGCGGCCTGGTAGTTCGCCTGGAGCAGCAGCAGAACTCCTACAGCCACGCTCGGCGGAAGTCCTGGCTCGCTGCTGGCTGCCTCGCTGCTCTCTTCGCAATTGCACAGACCATCCAGGGATTGCCGCCACATGAACTGGCAGGCTTCGTCTTCAGCGCCATCCAGCAGCAACTGGATCTTGGCGTCATCCGAATCGTGGATCACGTCCAGAAATGCCTTTGCCGTCTCAAGCGGGATCAGGCTCATTCAGCATTTCCTCCAGCGGGCGCCGAGCGAAGCAGGTCAGTGCTGTTTCTCGGGTGCAATTGATGATCTCGATTGTCGGGTTGTTGCGCTTCAGGCGCTCGAACTCGGATGGCCATTCCGCGATCTTGCCGGCGCTCCCAAGCCCCTTCGGGTGGTCGCCGTGCCAGTGCGATTGGCCATTAGTTTTCTGCATGTCGTAGCCCAGCAGGATGATGCGTTTAGCGCCCCTAGCGATGGCCAAGGAAACTGCGCCGCCACCTGAGTTCCTGTAATGCTCGATGCGCGCCGTCTTGATTCCGAAGGGGTTGGCGCTGAGTGTCAGAAGCTCGCCACAGAAGTTTGCTTTAGCCTCGGCGGCGTATTTCTCCCACCAGGCCTTATCCATTGCCCACAGCGCATCAGCCCAGGGGGTCAGTCGGAACGTTGTGTTCGTGCAGATGGCCGCCCTCTGCGGCGAGGAGTCCCGCCATTCTCTGACTCGTTCGCAGTCTTCTGCTGTGAGGCTGGGGCCGCTTGCGATGCAGACGGCGACTCGCCAGCCACAGGCTTTGGGATCTCTGATTCCACAATCTGGCACAAGCCTCGGGCCACCAACTGGCGCGCCAGGTGCTCGGATGCAAGGTATGCATCACCGCCGGCCTTTCTCACGCGACCGCCGTCCAAGTATGAGCGAACTGGCTTGATCATTACGTCAGGCATAGTCACCTCAAAGAAAGAAGGGCCGGTCTCCCGGCCCCTTCCAGTTAGCTGGCGGTCAGCGAACCAGTCACGAAAGCCTCGGGGCGATAGACCGCGAAGGCCAGCCGCTCCTCAGCGCGGATGGTGACCATGTTGTTCTCGAAGTCCTTGTCGTTCTCGGTGGAAACCAGAACCTCGATGTCCATGCGGTCGAAGATCTGGGCGCCGAGAGAGAACGCACCGGTCAGGAACTCGTCCTGAGTGATGGCCTGGGTTTCCACCACCGGCAGACGCCAGAGGGTCGGAGTGGTGCCGTTCTGCGGGCTGCCGATGATGTAGCGGTTCTCGGCGTCCTTGGTCAGCTCGATCAGCGCCCAGTCGATGGGGTTGAGCACGATACCGCTGGCGGGGAACTCGGCCAGTTGCGCCTGAAGGATCGCCAGGCGGATGCGGTCGATTCGCTGCTCGGCAGTCACCACTACGCCGCTCGGCGGAGCGTAGGCCTGCGCCTGCGGAATGATACCGTGCAGATTGGCACCGGTTCCGTTTCCGTAGAGCAGTTGACCTTCTTCGACCAGCATCAGGCCGTAACGAGCGCGCGCATCGATGTAGCTCTGCAAGGCCGAAGCGTCGTCCAGGATCTGGCGACTTGCCTTGAACAGGTGTGCGATGGTGCGAACCGGCGCGTTTTCCAGTTCGAAGAAGAGGTCAGAGTACGGCTTCTGGGTGCCTTCCGAAACAGGAGCGGCATTGTTGACGAAGCCGGTTTCGCGGACGTACTCGACGGAGTTCGACTCAGTGGTGCCAGGCGCAACCAGGTCGCGGATGGTCAGTCGACGCTGCGGAGCGGCAACGACACCGGGGCGACGATCAGGAGCAACCAGGGCGCCGCCAGAGCTGTCGATGGAGGTGATGGCCGAGCGCGGCATGGATACGCGATGCGAACCGCGCAGGGAGCTGGTTACACCCTGCTCTTTCAGGCTCTCTGCGACCATTTGGCCGGCGGTCTTCGGTGCTTCTTCGCCGCCGTCACGCTTCTCGTTGGCCAGCATGGCTTGTTCCGCGGCGCTCAGTCGTGCTTGCAGTTCGCCCTGAGCAGTCAGCAGTTCGTCGACCTTGGCGCGGGTTTCCTTGTTCATCTCGCCGAAGTTGGCGATCTGGGTGTTGACCTGTTCGGCCTGGGACTTGATCTGGTCGCCGACCTGCTTGAGGCTGGCGTTCAGTTCGCCGATTTGTTTTTCGAAGTCGCTCATTGCGATTCTCCTTGGAGGAATTTGGTGATGTCTTGTGCTGCCCGTAGTGCAGCGGAGAGGTCAGGAGCGACAGCGCCAGGCATATCGGTCGGGGTGTCACCACCCCCGCCAGCAGCGCCAAGCATGCTGGTCTTGAAGTCGTTGATGAGTTCATTGCGCTGGCTTCGCGGCATTCCGCTGCGAGCCAGGGCGGCATCCATTCGGCGCTTGGCCAAGATGGCTTCGCTGCGGTTGCTGGGAGCGCTGGAGATCTCATCGGACTCCAGGAAGGCATCTGCCCACCCTTTGTCGACGGCCTCGCGCCCACCGATCCAGGTCTCGGCGTCCATCTGCTTTACGATGTCGTCGATGTCGATTCCCGTGCGCTGTGCGTAAATGTCAGCCAGCGTCATGTCGAATGGCTCCAGCCAGTCGGCGATCTCGCGCAGGTCGTTCCGATTGCCCATGGCGATCAGCCAGGCGTTGTGGATCATCAGGAAGGCGGCGCGGCCAATGCGGATCTCATCCCCCGCCATGGCGATGAAAGAGGCGGCAGAGGCAGCCAGGCCGATGATGTTCACCGTGACCTTGCCCTTGTGCTCGCGCAGCAGGTTGTAAATGGCCAGGCCTTCGAATACGTCGCCGCCAGGGCTGTTGATATTCACGGTCACATCGATATCGTTGCCGATGGAGCGCAGAGCGCCAGCAATGCGTTTTGCCGTGACACCTTCACCGGTCCACCAGTCGTAGCCAATCGGCTCGTAGATGGTGATGGTGGTGTCGGGGCTATCGCCGGCGGCCGCACGAAGCTCAGGTCGCCATGCATCTAGCGCCTTGGGCGCCAGGTCGCACTGGACGCCCGAGCGCGGGCGAGCCTCCGGCGCCGCCGGAAGATTTCGCAGAGTCATGGGTTACTCCTGTGGTTCTTCGAAGTCAGGCCCCGGAACCTTCAGTCCCGCGCCATGCTGATTGACGAGTTGCCTTGCTTCGTCGGCGGTGATCATCTTGCCGACGCCTAGATATGCCTTCTGTACTGCCTCTACGGCAGAGAGCTTCCGCTCGCCCCCCCGCCAAGTTGATCCAGGGGGACCAGGTTCGATTGGACGGTGAGCACATCGGCATTCCCGCCCTTGCGGGGCAGGTTCTCCTTCACTCGGCAATCATCGCGGGTGTAGATGCCGTTCTGAGTCATCTTGCTGTAGAGATCGGCCCGGCCCGCGCTGTCGGCTCGGAGGAATGCCTCAAGCGAGAACTCGGAGTAGTACCGCTGGCGCTCAGCCGCGGTCAGCAGGCGCTTGTTCACGCATTGCTGAATCTGGTTGGTGAAGGAACTGATACAGAAGGTCAGGAAAGCCAGCATCTGCTGCTCAAGCCCTGTCCCCCAGTTGCTACCCTTGTCGGTCTGCCCGATCATCCAGGGCGGAACCCCATACCAGCGGCAGATCTCCTCGATGCTGAACGCCCTGGACTCCAGGAGCTGCGCATCAGTCGGGTTAATGCCAATGGTCTCAGGGGTAATCCCTTGCTCCAGGACTGGTGATTTCCCAGAGTTCAGGGCTCCGGAGATGGTCTTGACGTATTCGCGGAAATCGTCGCGCTGGGTGGGCTGCAGCACCCGGTCAACCTTGAAGGCTACTGTAGGCAAGAGTCCATTCTTGAACGTCCCATTTGCCGCATCATCGGCCGACATCGCCGAACCGAAAACATCCACGCCGTAGCAGATGGCCGATAGGCCAATACGCCCATCGAGCGTGAAGGCCGGAATATGCAGCATGTTCTTCCGGTCAATCTGCCGGCGACCGCCTTTCTTCGGCGTGTAGTAGTACTCCAGGCGCCCGTTGTCGTCGCAATCCAGGTCGATTCGAGATGGAAGCAGGAAATCCAGTGCCGCCACTCGATCACCGACTCGTCGGATCTCGGCATAAGCATTCCCCCAAAGCAACATGGAGGAAACCATCGCCTGCCAGAACTGGAAGGCAGTCATGTCGTCATTGGGACTGGTATGAACGATGTCGTAGAGCGGCAGGCTCCGGGCATCCTCTCGACTGCCATCCGCCTTGCGCTCATATACGCCCATTGGCAGGCCGGCAACCGAGGTGGAAATAAGCCGCACGCAAGCCCAGACCGCAGACAGACGCATTGCGCTATCGACGGTTACGGGTTTCCCGCTGGAAGACGTTCGGCCAAGCATCTGCGTCCAGAAATCGCCATCGGTCAGCCGAATCGTTTTCCCCGCCCAGCCGAGCAATGAAGACCTGGGCGCAGACGTAGCACTGCTCAGGACTTTTCCGAGACTCTTACTCACTGGTCAGCCCCTTGCGAATGAACGCCGCGATAGCGAATGCTGACGCTGCACCGGAAATGAGCGCCCAGCCGAGCCCCAGCAGCACAAAGGTTCCGGCTACGAAAAGAGCCAGACCAAGGACGCCGAAGAAGAGGTAGAGGCCAGTTGCGATGTTCATGCGATGATGGGATTCCGTATGGCGTTCATGAAGTCGTCGCCGTCATCAACTCCGGCAACCAGGGCGCGCCCCATAGCCATGATCAAGGTCACTGGACCATCGATCTTGCAGTTGGGGTCGTTGTCGTTTTCCTTGCGCGGGTAGATGTTTTCCTTGGCGTCGATCTTTGCCGCCACGTTGCCCATCATCCAGGTCATGACTGGGTTCCCGTCATGCCAGAGCGTCCGCGCTATTACCCTTGCCTCCACCTCCTTCATCGGGTCGCTCATGTTCTTCACTGTCTGGTTGAAGTCCACGACCGGGATGGATGTGTTGGAGAGTCGGGTAATCAGGTAGTTGGCCTGCCAGTCGTCGAAGGCAACATCTTGCAGGTCGATCTGTTTTGCCAGATCAAGGATGTCTGCCTCGATGAATGCGTAGTCCGTCATGCTCCCTGGCGTCAGGGTCAGATGACCCTCAAGCGCGAAGTTCTGATACTTCTCGTTTTCCTCAGCGGCGGCCTCTGGAGCGTAGAAGCGCGGAATGCAGTAGAACTGACCAGCTTTCTCGAACAGCATTACCAGGGCGGCCACGTCTTTCTTGCTGGCAAGGTCCAAAGCCATCCAGCAGCGACATCCGGCCATGTCCGCAATCGTGAAGTCGCGCTTCTGCCGCTGCCAGGCCAGCATGTTCATCCAGACCGTCCTAGCCCCCACCCACTGGTTCAGGTGCTTGGTGCGGAAGGCGTTCTGCTTCGACGCCGAACGCTTGGCCTGCTGGAGCTGGGCTAGGAGGAAGTCAGGGAAGACCGACACTCCGTAATTAGGATTGGCCTTGATCAGGCTGGCCGGGTCATCCCACGAATCATCCTCGTCGATCGTGTAGATGATCCCGAAGATCGTCTCATCGATCGTCTGCCCCTCGAGAATGCGGATCACGTCCCTGCGCTTCTCGTAACATGGGCCGCCGAGATTCGATCCTGCCGTCGTAATGATCGACAGCAATGGCTGTTCTCGTGCCCCCATGCCGGTCTGCATGGTGTCAACCAGGGCATCCGTGTCGTGTTCGTGGTACTCGTCCACCAGGGCAGCATGGGGACTCGCACCGTCCCCTGGGTTGCCGATAACCGTCTCGAACTTCGACATATCCTCCATGACGAACATGGGGCCAGGGTTCTTCTGGTTGCCAGAAAGCTCGATACCGAATCGGTTACGCAGGTTCTCCAGCTTGTGCGCCATCATCCACGCCGGACGGAAAACCTCGAAGGCCTGCTTCTCGGTGGTGGCGCCGGAGTAGACCTCGGCTCCCGACTCGCCATCTGCGGCGAATAGGTAAATGCCTCGTGCGGCAAGACGGGCCGACTTCCCGTTCTTCCTGGGAATCTCTTCGTAGGCCTCGCGGAACCTGCGCTTGCCGGTGTCCTTCTTCACCCAGCCGAAGATGTTGGCCTCGATGAATACCTGCCAAGGCTCGAACACTAGCTTCGACTTCGAAGCGCTCCATTTGCCTTTGGTGTGAGGCATGAGCTGCATGAACTTGACAGCACGATCTGCCTTGGCCTCATCGAAAACGTATGGCCAATCGTCATCGCCCTGGCGGTCCAAGTCATTCAGGAAGCGCTGGCATGCAAGCTTCACATACCGGCACGCGACGATACCCCCACCCACGACATCGCTAGCGTACTGTCGCGCAATGTCGCTGGGGGTCATCTCAGAAATCCTCGAACTCGTCCTTCTCCTTCGGCTTTTCCAGGCCGAACTTCTGGCGGTCGGACGGCGTTAGTCCAAGCCGGGCCAGGTTTCCGATCAGATGGGTGTACTTGCCAACCGCGAACTCTGTCGGGTTGGCACGGTATTCAGCGAGCAGGTTGGCCGTCACTTCCAGGATGATCCGGTCCGATCCCGTCAGAACGCCCTTGATCGACTGAGCGCACAACTCTTTCCATGCGAGACGAGCAGGGCCTTGCAGATGGATGGGCGCTTCTCCGACATCCCCCTCGCCCTTTGCCGGCTCCTGCCGGTAGCGCTGGGGGTTTTTCTTGTCGGCGCCTTTGAACTTGGCGACGACATCCGGCTGTTTGTGTCGTGCCATCTTGAAACCTAAATTCTGTGGAAATGGAAAGTGCTTTGGGGGCGCGGTGTCCTAACGAAAGGTTCTAAGGTTTTGACCCGCCCCACCCCTATAAATGAGACTTTTTCTCATTTAACTCGATTTTTCGGTAAAACCGCACGAATCCAGTGAAAACCACTGCCATTATTCGTAAATATCTCGAATCGTCGTGCACAATCGCTTATGGAACCCGACTATCTCCTAGATGCCGCCGACTCCCTCGCCGTCTTCCTCGCATGACATGGGTGGCCAGCAATAGCCATCAGGTTCGAGTCATCATCAGTGCCGCCTTGGCTCAGCGGGATGATGTGGTCCACCTCTGTGGCGATCCTCTTCACTCCCTTGCACTCTGAGCACTGGCACATGTAGCCATCTCGCTTGAGGATGCGCTCACGCTTGCGGCGCCACGGCCTGCCACCGCGCCCATTCCCCCATGCTTTGTCCTCTACCTCGTGCTTGGTCACTCCCTTGGCCTTTGGCTTGGTGTGACGCTGAGGGAGGTCAGGCATTGAGGCGCTCCCGATTCGGCGGAGTCCAACCTTGAAGCCTGGCTTGTGCTGGCCTGAGGAATGAGAGCTTGCCACCCTGCCATTCATCAGGATGGAGAGCCAGGAGGCCAGATCGCAGTAGGGGTTCCAGAATCTTTATCGCGCTCTCTACTTCTTCGCTGTATCCGGTTACGTCATCGCGGGCCCAGGCACGACCGGGGTTGATCTCGACGCCAGCAGGAATTGGACGGTTCTTCATGTCGGCTTTCCTTCATCAGACATCCCGATGAGCTTCGCGACCATCAGGGCTTCGGCGAAATCATTTGCGTTGGCATCTCGCCAACGGGATAGCCCGCATACGTGGTAGATCAACTCCCGTCCAGGGAGCGGGCTTTCGGGCCGCTCGATCTTGTAGCGAACCTGGACAACCAGCTTGCCAAACCAGCCGCGGCGCACCCGGACAGAAGCTATCTGGGTCTCCCTGGCGGATCCCATAAATGCCGACATCAGATCGGCTCTCCACTCAGGTAGCTGGTGGGCACGGCTTCAGGATCATCACCATCCTCGGCGAGGGCCTGGATCAGCAGATGCAACAGTTGGTTGGTCTTTCGCTGTTCTTCGAGCAGGTTGCGTAGGATGACTCGAGCCTCTTCGCCGGTATCAGTCATCACGCACCTCCGGTCGCTTTGGGTTACTGGCCATAGCAGAGGCCGCCCGCTCTACGGCAACCCGCGCCCACTTCTTCGCCCATTCGCGCGTCTTGTTGCAGAAGGTGCATTCGGCCATCAGATTTGTCCTTTCCCGCGTGTGCCGGCCACCAGGTCCCAGCTAAACGGCTCGATACACGGCTCTTTCGACTCCACTCCTTCCCCGCAAAGCCTCACACGCTCATTGTCGAGTGCAAACGTGACCGTGACCGCTGGCATGAGACCGTCGTTGCTGATGCTCAAGGAAAGCTGACCAGGAAGCGGTTCCCCGTTGGCGTCACACAAGATCAGGCACGTGCCGGTGTTCTTCAGTAGAAGCGGAGCATCCATCAGTACACCCTCAGAATGTGGGCCAGATTCCCCCGCGCACGACACACAAGGCCGAGCAGGATCGCCAGCACCAGGGTCAGCCAAGGGGAGACAGGATTCAGTCTGTAGCCGTGTAGCGCATCGAGCATCACACTCAGGGCGAAACACCCACTACCAACGCACAGCAGGTATGCGAGCCAAGACACTCCCCGGCGATACCTCGCGCCTTGCCGGCGGTATGTCGCCAGCCGCATGCAGATAGCGCCGCAAATCATCGCAGCCACCAGAGTCCAAGGGTCAACCATTACGACCTCCAAAGCGGTCCGCAATGAAGCGGAGCCAACCAGGCGTCTTCCCCCCCTGCACCCACTCCAGCAAGCTGGTGCCCACTGCGACGCAGAACAATGCCCCACCAAAGGCAACCAGGCCCGATGTCCTTGCCCACTCCCGCCCAATGACTTCGCCCGCGACGTAGTAGCCAACGATCCAGGACGCAGCGAAGTAGCCAAGGCGAGCCCAGGCCGAGATGTCCTTGGCATACACCACGAAGAAGATAGCCCCAGCAAAAGCCCCGATCACTGCATTGGCATCAATGCCAGGGATCAACGCAGACGCACCAATACCGACCAGGCCGGCGACTGCTACCGCACCACTCGGCTCGGCCATATTCACGTACTCCAGATGCAGAAAAGCCCAGGCAATGACCTGGGCCTTGTAGTGTGGCTCTCACGAAGAAAAGCCCCGCTCATGGGCGGGTATGGCCCCGTGCTATCCTCGTGACTCCTACACCACGAAACAGGACGGACCCATGGCAAACTTCATTGTCACGTTTCAAATCAAGGCTGATGACACCTACCAGTCTCGGTATAGTTCCTTCAAGAAGAAGATCAATGAGTTAACCAGCTACAAACACTGGGATGAAACGACTTCTTTCTACTGCTTCGAACTGGACTACACGGCGCAAAGGCTTTGCTCTGAGCTGTACACCGGCAGCGAGTTCAACGCAACCAAAGACATAATGGTGGTCATCGATGTGTCCAATCGAGAGAAGGCCACGAAAGGTCCGATCCAGTATCCTGCACTGCTCGACGCCTACCTCGGTTTCTAGTTAGGTCCGCCCAGCACCGAGGATCTGCGACTCGATCTCAGCTACACGATGCTCATATTGGGAAAGTGTCTCTCGGTTAAGTCGCAGGTCTTCAGCCAGCCTACGTTCTTGGGCAGCCGCCAAAGCATACAACCCCTCAACCTCAGCCAGCTTTGCTTCTTGAGCAATGACAGACTCCACAGCTTGCCGGTATTCGCTTTTCATGTACTTCTCCGCGCGCAGGGTTAAGCCGCTCAGCACTTGAGTACGAGGGCCTGGCGTCGAATGGGATGAATTGAATTTGGAGCGGCTCGCGGGACTTGAACCCGCAACATCTGGCTTGGAAGGACAGCGCTCTGCCAGTTGAGCTAGAGCCGCAGAATAGGTGCCGGACTAGCCGGCGTCACGCCCGCAGAGCAAGGAGCCGGGCGGAAACGAAAAGCCCCGCCCATGAGCGGGCTCTAGGGTTACTTCGCGGCGACTGCGCCCCTCAGCATGACAATACCTCGTTCGAGTTCGTCTCGCGCATATGCAAGCGCTTTGCGATCAACATTGGAATGACCCGATAGCACTTCCAGTGCCGAGTCGATCGCCACCTTCGTATTCTCGATCACGGCAGCGCCTCGCGCGTCGAGTTCGGCCCGCTCTTTGCGAACCATCTCTTGGGCCACGTCCAGGTCAAGGCCTGAGCCAGAGAGATGAACCTTCATTGAAAATAAAATAAATGAGTCATCCGGCACGGGAGTGAGCACTGCTCCGTATACCTTCGTATCGTCGAATGCGAACAGGGGGTCAACTTCCGGGAAGTGAACGTACTCATTCCGTGACGGATTGAGAACCTTAGAGCCGACCTCGAGGAACCGGCGTGGGCTTGCCTCCGACAGCTTCCGCAAGCCGCGCGCGAAAGCAACCGCATCACCACCGATAACGCCATTGATAACGGCCTTCACGGCCTCTTCAACCTTGTCGCTCATGTCTTGCTCCGAAATGCTCCAGGGTAGGTGCGGCAGGCAGTGGAGCAGTCTGCTTTTCGGGAATGACCCTAGCCGCTGAAATGAAAGCCCAGCGCTAGGCTGGGCTCTGAATTATTGGAGTGGCCGGTGCTGATCTCCGGCATGACTGGCCCTGCTGTCACCCCCACTTAAGGCGGTGTCGGATAGCATCGTATCCAGTCGGGTATTCCTTGCTGCGCATCAGCCTGCGCATTCACTCCGTGCCGGGCTTCCACCGGCTCCCACTTCACTTTAACGCCTGCGTGTCCAAGGCGATCCCGGCCGCGTAGTCGCAACCCGAAGGATTCAGATCAGTACCACTGCCGCTCCAACCAGGAGCAGCAGGACCAGCGCGCCACCGCCGATTCCCTTGAGCAGCCAAACATCTTTCGATTCGGCAGACATTTCAGAACTCCGCATTGGGCTGGAAACGAAAAAGCCCCGGCAGATGCCAGGGCTTCAGAGCCACCGATCCTCACAACGCGCAAGATCGACAGGATGGGGAAATATTCGCTCAAACGCTCATTGAATGCAAGCCCTATGCTGCTTCGCCGAAGATGATTCCTTCCGCCATCAGGATTTCACCAGCCGCAACCTCTGCCTCTTTGAGCATTTCATTCAGGACGCTATGAATTCCAGAGCGCCAACGGCGCCTGGTCTGCTCTGGACGACCCTCAGACTCCCAGTTGTTCATGTCGTAGAACACGGCATCGAGAATAATCATGTCGGTTGAGCGCTTGCCATCTGCGCCCTTCAGCTTAGGGATAGCCCAGGTATAGACAGCCATCCCAAGGAACCTGCGTGGCGCTGGAGTCGCGACCAGGGGAATAAGGGTCTCGATTGCAGCCTTCTTCTTCTCACGGTGAGTACTGTACTTGGCCACCAATGCGTTCCAGTGCCGAGGCTTGAGCTGGCTGTGTAGCCTGGCATGCACCCAGCAATCGGCATCGATGCGCTTGATTCCCGAACTGTTAGAGGCCCTGATCAGTCCTGCCAACCCCTCACTGTCGGCGTAACCCGGCTGGTAGAGCTTCTGCCAAGCTTGCTTAGCAGTGTTGTCGATGGTTTCGGCCGCCAGGGCGGAGACGACCGCTGACAGAATGCTGGTGTAGATCATGCTTCCCCCTTAATCAGCCCGTACTCTCGAAGGATTACCCATTGCTGGGAGACGTATTCGGCCAGCGTCATGCCGTTGCCCTCTTCAGTTCGCGCACCCAGGCCCGGAACTTGGCCTTCCCGTTGTGCGTCAATTTCGGGGCAAAGAGCGCGTCGAAGTCGGACATGCCGGCGGCCTTCCTGCGAAGGATGGTGTGTCCGCTTACCTTCACGCGCGGATCTCTAGCCCAGTTGGTTGCTGTATCGCGCCTTCCCTCGAACTCGATTAGTCCGACCTGGCTGCGCGACTCGTACGACTCCGGTCGAAATCCGCGCTTCACGTTGCAGCCACGGCAGAGAATTCGGAGGTTTCCCTCGGCATTGTTCTGGCGATCATCGTCCTTGTGATCGACATGGCAGGTTGCCCAGGTCTCAGCCTTCCCGCACAGCTCGCACGGCCGGCAGTCAGACCCTACGATCGCCCACATCACTTGTCGATGCTCGAAGACATACCCTCCCTTGTCAGCGAGGGCATGGCCTGGTTCGAATATCCGAACGTATCCATTTGGCGTAATGATTCGCTGCTGGCGGCTGCTCAGCTTCTTGGCTACCGAGCCATTTCTCCGCATCCGGAAGTAGTGCATCTGGCAGAGCTGGGCTGTCTTGTATTGGGCATCACGCCCGCATCCATCTACGCGGCACTGCATTTGCGTCGAGCCTCCAGCCGGCGAATTTTCTTGGAGAAGACAGCCTTCAGGCGCTTCAGGTAGGGGATGTCATGACGGGCAACAGAGTTGTCACTTTCCAGTCGATCAACCTTGGCCTGGCCAATCTTCTCAATCAGGCGCGGCCGGTAGGCCATCAAATTCCCGCTCAGGTGGTTGTTACAGGCACTGCAGGACTTATTCATATTCCAAAGGTTGAAGCGGAGCTGAGGTGCTGCCCCAACACTACGGAAATGCGAGCAATGCCACTGGCCGCCCCACGTGGCGGGCTTGTCGCAACTAACGCAACCGAGATGATCATCACGGAGCCGGACGTAGCGATTGATTACCGCCTGAGCCTCGCGCAGGTGATCCGACCGACTCTTCAACTTCTCCTTCCGAACCCTGACCTCCCGCCGCTCGCGGTCGGCGATGGCCTTCCTGGCCGGAGCCTGGTGCTTGTCCTTGGTGGCCAGGGCGCAGGCTGGGGAGCACACGCGCTGCCCCAGGCGCTGCGGGATGAACTTGGTGCCGCACTCGGTGTTCTGGCACTTCTTGGGCTTGGGTTGGCTGGCGGGAAGAGTCATTCGAAGATGCTCCCTGGCTGGCCACGCTCATTGCTGCCAGTACAGGACAGATCGTGATCACTGGCATGCGGGCAGCGCTTGTTCCCGCAGGTAGGGCACAGGATCATTTTGACGCTGGATAGAGGCAGCCAGCCGAATGGACTGCCCTTGCCGAGTCTATGCTCACGGATGCAGCGATGGCATTCGCAGATACGATCGCTCATTCCTCCACCCCCTTCGCCTTCTGCTGCTCGGGCTGGAAGTCGCCGCGTAGGGGCATGAGATACCGTTCAGGTATGTAGAGCCGGTCTCCTTCATGGAGCACCCACCAAGCTGGCCGAATCACCTGAAAGGTCTGGCCGTCTTCGGCAAACAGATCACCAGGGGCAAGTCGAGACATCAACTCGACTACCACTCCCGCACTGATGCAGCTGGGGATGTCTTGCAGATTAAGAGCGAGATCGCCCGCCTTGAACTTGCTCATGCGAAAGTCCCCATCTGATCAGCCGCCGCCATGGCGTCAGCCTCAGTTTCGAAGTGAGAGGAAAGGACCAGCCTCCAGCAGGCGGCAAACACGTCGCGATAGAGCGGCTCGAAAGCCGTGTCGTCCATGCTCGCCCAACTGATCGACTTGGCTTCCTTGCGAACACCGTCAGGCGTATGGATCAGGTGGAAGTGACCGGCCTCAATGGTGATCCACTCGCGGAACGCCTCGCGGCTCTTCTCGACTGCCGGGAAGCGGCCCGCTCGATCAGCCTCAAGCTTGGCGATGTACGCGGCGACGGCGTTCTGCAATTGGCCAGGACGCCCATTCAGATCCTCGAAGTATTTGGCCAGCCCGCGGATGCCACGCATCTCCTGGCGCGGCACAAGACCACCTTTCGGCTCCCAGTACTCCCATGCGAGATCCAACATGGCGAAGAACTTGCCGTGGAACTTGGCATTGCGCATCCGGGTGAATTTCCCGTGGACGACCTGGCCGGCCTTCCACTTCTGAACGGTTTCGCGATCTGCCTCGGTCGCCGGGACCAGGCCCTGGGCGGTGCGGATGAGAGCGAGTTCAGCCACGGCGCTTTCCCTTCTTCTGCTTGCACTCCCGGCGCTGCTTGCTGATAGGCTTCTGCATTGCATCTTCAATCGACCAACCACGATTTAGCCGGCTGCGCAGAGTGCATTCGGGAATACCAAGCTGGCCTGCCCACTGAGAAACTGTTTGCCGCCTACCTAGATACTCAACGAAGGTGTTTCTTCTAGTGTTATTCATCTGTTCTAAGGCAGTTGCCCAGCGGCAGTTTTCCTTGAAGTAACCTGCGTCGTTGTCAATTCGATCAAGGGAGGTGGCGTCTGGCCTTTCGCCCATATCAGCCAGGAAGTTGGCGAACGTCATCCACCTTTCACAAACAGTGATTCCTCTGCCTTGGTAGTCGACATATCGCTTGTTAGAGGGATTCGTACAGCGATCAATCATGTTGCTCCATGAGCTGTACGTTGGCGTTCCGGTCATCCCGTGAGAAAACCGAGAGCAACCGCAACTGGTCGTAGTTCGGTTTCTCATCAGATTTCCTCGGCGCATAATGACTCGGTTACCGCAGTCGCAACGGCAAACCCAATGGGAAGCCTTGCCGGCGCAGTGGGAGAATGCTTCAACAACCACCTTGCCCACCCGAAGCCCGATGATGCTTTCAGCGTCCATTGATTGCCTCCAAGTATTCCTGGCAAGAAAGGCACTTCCGAACCCCAGGAACGAGTGCCCGCCGCGCTACCGGAATCTCCTCGCCGCAGTCTTCACACTCACACAGGCTCTCGCCGACGTACTTGACTCGGGAGTACAGTCGTTCAGCGAGTTCTCGCTCGGCGTAGTCATTGGCGATGTCTACGATATCCATGTCACTCGCCCTCCCCTTGCAGGCTCTTCAGTAGTGCCTTGAGCTGGCGATAGCTTTCCATCGACTTGGCGTTCGATTCGCGTTCCTGCTCAACTGCCAGCGCGACGTCCTCGATGCGATCAGACAGGCGCTTCATGTGTTCGGCCATGCCGGCGAGCTCGTTTGCCAGTTCGCCTAGCATCTCCAGCGGGGAGGCGGAGCGCTTCGGCTCGGACTGGGTTTCGATCTTCTTCGCGGGCTCGCCCATCTTCGGCTCCTGAGGCTTGGTCTTTTTCTCGACTTGGATTCGTTGGTAGTGGTCAGTACCAGTGCGGCGGATCAGTCCGGAATCGACTAGATCGCGCAGGCAGCCCTGGACAATCCGAACGTCCGGCGTGCTTCCGGTCATGTTGCGGAGCGCGGTGAGCACCTGGAACGAACGCCAGGGCTCAGAGATCGGTACGCACTCGTAGACCTTCTTCGCGATGCCGGTCTGCCCCTGCATGAGGGACTCCTGTTTTGCGGGCGTCACTGCTCGATCCTCCCTTCAGGCCAAATGCTCTTCACGACCGCGAGCGGGTCGCAGTCCTCCATCAGAATCATCGTGAAGCGCTTGGCGCCTACGACTACGGTCCAGGATCGTTTCATTGGCCCGCTCCTTTGCTGCCATAGCGGTCAGACAGCCGAGTTACTTTCTGCGGCCTATCGGCCTCAGCAGGCCGCCATTCAGCGGATAGGTTTTCAAAGCGGTTGTACTGACCCAAGAACGCAGCACGTACCGTCCCCGTTTCAACGTCGCGCCCCTTTGCGACGATGATCTCGGCCACCCCTTTGAACTCGGTATGCTCGTTGTAGACCTCGTCCCGGTAGACGAAGAGGATGATGTCTGCGTCCTGCTCAATGGCGCCGGATTCGCGGAGGTCGGACTGGATCGGGCGCTTGTTAGGGCGCTCCTCACACTTTCGGGAAAGCTGGCTTAGGAGAATCACAGGAACGCCAAGTTCGTTTGCCAGGAGCTTGAAGCCGCGGCTGATTGAGCTGATGACGTTGACGCGGTTCTCCCCCTCCCCGTCCATGAGTTGCAGGTAGTCGACCATCAGCATGTCGAGTCCATAGCGCATCTTGTGACGGCGCGCCATGGCGCGAACTCGGCCGATCGTATTCAGGGCTGGCTTGTCCGCGAGGTACAGGCTGGACATGCTGATAGTCCGCGATGCGGCACCCAGCTCGGCACCGTACTCCTCGCATGCGGTACCGTTTCGGATCATGTTCAGCGGAATCTTTCCGACTGAAGCAACGGCGCGGTCAATGAGCTGCCCATTGCTCATCTCAAGGCTAAGCGCCAGCACTGACTTCCGCTCCTTGAGCGCCGCATGGATCGAGCAGGACATTGCGAAGGTTGTCTTGCCCATCGCTGGTCGGCCAGCGACGACAATCAGTTGGCCCGGCAGGAACCCGCCGATCTTGGCGTCGAGATCAGTCAGCCCAGAAGAAATACCCATCAGGGTTTGTCCGCTCCGATAGCGGTCGTGGCGCTGCTGCCAGACCTCAACCTGGGTTGCCAGGACATCTGAAGCCTTCTGAACGTCAACGCTAGTTTCGCCAGCATCCACTGCCATGATTGCGGCATGAGCAGCAGAGACCTTTTCAGCGGTCTCCTGGCTCGAACTGGCAATCTCGGAAATGTCCTGGGCAGCGATATGCAGTGCCCGATCAACAGCGCGCTCACGGACGATACGGGCATAGGTCGAGGCGCTAGCAATACTCGGAGTGTTCTTCACGATCTCGCAGCAGTAAGCCAGTGCCGGGGTCTCGCTAGGAAGCGCTCCAAGCTGCTCAGCTACGGTCAGGAAGTCGACCGCCTTGTTGGCAGAGCGTACCGCCATGATCGCCCGGAACACCTCAGCGTTGTCTGCGAAATAGAACGACTCCGGGGTCAGCTCATCGGCAAGAACGTCGATTAGCTCCGGACGCTGCATCATCGCGCCAAGAACCCCGTGCTCGGCTTCGAGGCTGTAGGGATCACGCATGGTAATTGCCCTCCACAACCTTGACGAAGTTGGAGGGAGCAATCAGCCAGTCGAAGGTGGCCCTGAACGGCTTTGCGCCATTGCGGCCTGGAACCTTGCCCATCAGAAACGGAGAGGCCTTCACGCTCTCGAAATACTCACGCCAGAACCCAAGGTCACGGTGAGCTGCATGCTCGCGCCACCGGCCTTGGAGATGCTGACGCCGTCCTTTGTTGATCAGGGCGACAGATGGGAGTTCGGACAGGATTTCGTGGTACAGGTCGACAATGGCTTGGTGCGGACATGCCTCGACACGGGGAGCTTGGCGAACAGGTTCAGAGATCAGCTCGCCCTGCTCAGGTTGACGCCCAGCGTCGACAAGTTCCGAAGGAACTGAATTGTCTTTACTGTCTTTATTGTGTGGTAAGAACGCCACATTGGATGTGGTAGAAACGCCACACTGTGGCACTGATTTCTGCTTGTTCTGGTGGGTGTTCTTTCCGTCGATTTCCCACTCAGAAACCGGTGCGAAACCCATCGGGCTACGGCTCCCTCCGGTACGGTAAATCACTCGCTGGCGGATTAACTCGCAGATCGCCCGGGAGACATCCTCTCGGTGGATGCCGGACATTTCAGCGATAACCGAGGCAGCGATGCGCGCCTCCTCGACGTTGTACCCAACGGTGAGGCGATGGATGGCCAGGGCGACACGAAGCTCACGCCCCGACAATTCAGCCCCTATCAGGGCTTCATAAAGCTCGTTGTCCATCCGGGTAAACCCCCCGGTGTTGCGTAAAGAAACGATATTGCTCATACTCGGTCCGTCCGTTTGCTATTTCCCAAGCGTGATTCGGCTGCCACCGATCCACGCACCGACAAAGCCCTGTAGTAGTCGCTCAGGGCTTTGTTGTATCTGCGCCTGCACTCGCTCGAACCAATCTCCGCAAGCTCTCCAGCAGCGTCAGCCATTGCGGCATAGTCAGAATTCGTGAGACGAGGGCGCATGCTTAGGCGCTCACCAAGCGAGGCTTGCGCCGCATCTGGTCAATCATCCGCAGAGCCTCTTCTGTCGCGGCGCGAGACTCAGAGAGTTCACGGTGAGCCTCTTGGAGTTCACCTTCGTCAGCGCCATCAACCAGGCTTGCGATTGCCTGTTGTGCTTCGCCGTTCTCCTTGATCAGAGAGCGCAGCATGCAAAGCACTTCCCGCTCGCCACCCTGACCATCGATCAGGCGGACCGATACCCCGACCGGGGTCAGCAAATCGCCCAAAGCCTGGATTTTGAGATCGCTCGGCAACGCAGCCAGGATCGACGGCAGGAAGTTGGCCGGCAGCAGGTTGTTGTCCTTGGTGGAGTCGTCCAGCCAACGGAACACTCGGTCAGCATTCGCTTTCATTCGGTCCATCGCATCGCGCGAAGGAGGGTCGAATACGATTCCGGTGGCGACGTGAGCGTTGATACGTTCGTGAGCCTCCACGATGTGCTGGACCACGGTCTCGCGGCTCCAGCCTTCGCGGCGGCGCCATTGGTTCACCACGCCGAGCAGCGTGGAAATCAGGGTGTGCGATTCGGTTCGCATGCTTTGTGGCCTCCCGGCCGGTAGATTGGTCGGGGTCAGGCAACGGCCTTGGAGGAATGAGACGGGAAAGCCTTAACCTCCTCAGCGGAATAGGTTCCGTCTGCGTTTTCGGTGACATAGATGTCCCGCCCAACGCGCAAGGCCTTGTTCAATGCGCCCTGGGTCAACCCCAGCAGCGCAGCGGCCTTGGTCTGTCCCTTCTGGGCAGAAAATTCTTTGAGAGGAATGCGGTGCATAACCCAGGTCTCCATGGTTTATCCATGGATAAAGTATTGCCGGCGGTTATTTTAAAGTCAATGCCGGCGGCGATGGATACCTATCGCCTGCGGGAATACCCTTCGCACATGAGCGACAAGAAACGTGAAATCTCCCACTGGGAGAAAGAGGAATGCGCAAAGCTGAAAGCTGCGCTGGAAGAATTCAACGCCGGGAAATCTCGGAAGGACAGCCTTACCCAGGGGAAAATCGCCGAAGCTCTCGACATGAGTCAGGGGTCCGTGAGTTCCTATCTCAACGGGTACAACGCGCTCAATGCGAGGTTTGCTTCGTACGTTGCCTCGCAAATTGGGATTCGTATCGAGTCATTCAGTGAACGGCTGGCGGCGGAAGTTGGGGAGATGGCCAAGGCTGTACATGCAGAACCCGCAAAGGGGAATGTCATCCCTGCCGACTTTTCAAGGCAGAGGACAAAGAGCGGGTTCATTGTCGTCCCCCAATACGATATCGCTGCCTCCATGGGGAAAGGCCTGGCGCGCCCAGAATTTGATGTCGTTATCGACTCGATTGTCGCGAGCATCGATTACTTATCTCGCAACGTCAGGTACTCAGCGCCAGACAACCTCGCGCTAATCACGGGATATGGCGACAGCATGCAGCCTACGTTTTCGGACGGAGACATCCTTCTAGTCGATACCGGCATCACTGAGATAAAGATAGATGCCGTCTACGTTATGGCCCTGAAGGATGAGCTTTACATAAAGCGGATGCAGCGAAGGGCAGATGGCACCTTTCTGATGATCTCAGACAACAACGCATACCCACCAATCGAGGTATCCAGCGCCGAATTAAAAAGATTCCAGGTGCTCGCTAGGGTCCTGCTGGCCTGGAATGCGAAGAGACTGTGATGGACACCTGAGGTTCAAGGAGAGAAACGATGGTCGACTGGCACGCTGAATTTGGGGAAAGCCGAATTTTCCACGAGAAGCGCATAGACCGAAGGTCTGTTGATGCGCTCGCAGGACTGGCGGCTGGGATCACTGCTGATGGGCATATCAATCAGCAGGAGGCCGAGTTCCTGCAGGATTGGATCGCTACGAACCTGGTCCATCTTGACGATCCAGTGACCAACCTCCTCTACAGGAGGCTCTCAGACATGCTTTCAGATGGTGTGTTAGACGCTGATGAGTCTGCTGAACTGCTTGAGATTCTTAGAGGCTTTGGTGGCCTCTCTGCTTCCAAGCCGAAACCAAGCGACAATGCCTTTACTCCATCGAACGCTCTTCCGCTCAACAATCCAGCTCCCAAGCTTGAGTGGTCTGGCCATCTCTACGTTTTCACTGGCGTCATGGTCTACGGCCCCAGAAAGCATTGCGAAGAGATCGTCGTCAACCGCGGCGGGGGAATAGCCTCAGGCATCAGCAAAAAGGTGCACTACCTGGTTGTCGGCGAGATAGGCAACGAGCAGTGGCTACACAGCACCTACGGAACCAAGATCAAGCGAGCTGTCGAGTTGCGTGAGGAAGGCCATCCCATCGCGATCATCAGCGAGAAGCACTGGCAAGCCTCGATGTTCAACCTGGTCTAGGTGAGGCGAGGCGTCATCGCATATGGGCCGCAGGCTCACGAGCGCCGCATCATAGGCAAGGTCATCTGGAGGGGTGGGGATCTGTAGCTATGGGCGGGTCATGAGACAGCTATGCATGCATAGTATTTTTGTGCATGCTTGCTAACTTTGATATTCAGGAATAGGATGCAAGCACGTCATCCATGGAGATGCTTGCATGTCAAAGAAAGATGAATCGAAAGCCAAGGGCGGCAAAGCTCGTGCCGAAGCGCTTCCGAAATCCGAGCGTAGTGCAATTGCGAAAAAAGCTGCCGCCGCGCGATGGGGGTTGAAGGCCTCCCACAAAGGTAACTTCCTTCAAGATTTTGGCGTTGATGCTGAATGCTATGTTCTGGATGACGACAGAAAGACTGCAGTAATGACCCAGCGCGGCATTGCGGCTGCGCTTGGAGCGAAAAATCCGGGGGGTAACGACTTCGAGCGCATGGTAGGGCGGAAAAGCCTGGCGCCTTATGTTGGTGCTGAACTACTCGAAAAAATCTCTCAACCCATTGAGTTTAAATGGGTTTACCCTGGTGCTAAACAGGCCGAAGTTACTATTCGTGGATACAGTGCGGACATTTTGATTGATGTCTGTAATGCGATTCTTTCTGCCGAAGCGGATGGGAAGCTCGCAAAGACGCAGGCGCACCTGGCTACACAGGCGCGGATCGTCGTGAACGCCTCGGCGAAAAACGGCATCACACAGCTTGTATATGCCCTCGCCGGATATCGGCCTGAAGTCGACGAGGTGATTCAGGCCTTCAAGGCATTCGTCCAGGATGAGGCCAGGAAATACGAACAAGAGTTCCCTAGTGAACTCTATCTCGAATGGCACCGCCTGTATCAGATTCCGGTCCCCTCTCGCGGCAAACCCTGGAAGCTCATGCACCTCACTCGTCGTCATATCTATTACCCGTTGGCAAAAAGCAGCGGACGGATTCTCGACTTGCTCCGGGCTCTACGCGACAAGGACCCGGAGAAGAAGAAACTCTTCCAGTTCCTCAACGAGGTTGGTACGCGCGCCTTGCGGATGCACATGGGGCGGATACTGGAAATGGCTGAATCGTCCTCTTCGGCTAGTGAATATGAAGCCAAGTTCGTTAGGAGATTTGGCGGGCAGCAAGAGATGAACCTAATCCCTGAAACTGCCGAATAG